ATGTTGAAGTTCCTGTTGAAACTGAACTGGAGAATTGAGTAATTCCTACGCCAGTTCCAACTTTGAAAGTGTTGGTGTTTGCATTATAAATGAGTTCTGCATCAACCCCAAGTGCTTTTTGATTTCCAGATCCATCAACAAGGGTGATATAATAGTTTTGGTTTGTAGCAACACCAACAACATCAATATTTTGTGCTCTGGTTGCTGTTGTTGCCGTGCCAGTCAGAGTTCCGTTGACTGTTACATCACCAGTAAATGTTGCATATTGAGTGGTGAGGCGATTAGTTCCGGGATTGTAGTAGATACCATCATCAGTATAGACTGTCTCATTTGCTGCAGAACCATTATTTGCATCAACAAATGTTACATAATAGTTTGCATTATTGTCTGATGCGGTAACAGTTTTGACTTGATCTGCTGATGATATGTTTCCTGTTACATTACCTACTAAGTTACCACGGAATGTAGTAGCGGAGACTTCGGTATCAGACATCGTGATACCGGAACCAACAGCAAGGCGAACACCATTTGCCATGGTTGTGGTTCCAATTGCCACACCATAGTTGAAGGCAAATGCATCAGTTGAAAATCCAAGAGTTCCACTCTTGAACCACATTAACTGCTTATAAGTGCTTGGAAGAGTATTAATTCCAGAGGCATCAAAGTTTGCTACTGGAGTTCCTACAGTAGATGCGATTGCAACACCAGCATGATTTGCGGTGTCATCATTAGGAGTTATTGATGTTGTATAACCAAGAACAATATCCTTGTTTTCAATATAGACATCAGTACCTCTTAAAGTAACAGTTGTTCCACCGACAGTAATATTACCATTAACTGTTAAGTTATTTTGAATTGTAACAAGGTCATCAATAATTGTCTGCCCACCAGCAGAGTTTAATGTGAGGTTACCGGATACAGTATCAATTACATTTGCACCATTAATACCAATCTGAACTCCATCAACAACTGCTCCGGTTGATGCTGTTACAATACCAGAGAAGTTTCCATTTCTCCACTGCCTAGATGAATCACCTAAATCATAAGTTGCTGTTGTATTGGGGAATAATCCGGAGATGAATTCACCACCAACATTAATGTCATCACCAGTGCTATCACCAAGATTAATTGTACCGCCCTTGAATGTTGCTACACCAACAAACTCTGCGTATCCTTGAACGCTTAAGTTTTGTCCAACAGTAAGGTTTTTATTGATACCCAAACCACCATCAATCTGAACCGATCCTGTATCAGCGTTTCCTAAAGTATTGTCGGTGGTATCAGTAAAGGTTACGATACCAGAGAATGAGTTTTGAGAAATAGCAGCCCAGGAGAGTGTGCCATCTGCTGCTGTCTTCAAGTAATAACCAGCAGTTGCAGTCGCTGGGAATGTATAAGTCGTAATTCCAGCAAGTGAATCCGGTGCCTTAAGGGTAATATATGAGTTTCCAGTTGCAGTGCCTTCTACAAGGTTTACGCCACTACCTCTAGAGGTTGTCTCTTTAGACCAATAGCGGTGAGAACCAAAGAATTTATTATTTGTCGTGGTACTATCAATACCAACATATAGGTCGTAACTGTCAGTTGTAAATCCAGGTTCACCTACCCTCAGCCCAGGGAGATTAGCAAGAAGACCTCTCTTAAACTGTAAAACAGGAGCTGCCATCTTCTATACACTCTTTTTTTATTATTTATTGATTTAGAAACCCCCTGCGTCCAAATCAATTTTATCATCAAGATCAGTATCTAACTTATTAACAAAGTCAGCAGGTAACCCACCAGTAACTGCATTAGATAGAACGTTGTCTGGATCTATAGCTACAAATTGTTGTGTTGCTGCATTATATGTTAGCACATAACCATTTTGTATTCCAGCAACATTTACGTCATCAAGATCTGATAGGTTTGCCACGTCTGATGCTCCTGTTCCAAGAATTGCTGATACTTTAAAATTTCCAGAGGACTTTTGCTTGACACTAAAACTATTGGAAGATGAGAGAGAAACTTTGTAAGTCATACGGATATTGTGTCGTTGACCATAGCCATTCCTTCAAATATTTTTGTCACCTTTCCAGTTGTTGCATGAGTTAAGATTACATCATAATAATTTCTACCTGCAGTCAGTTCGGCAGTTACAGTTGACCCCATAGAAATTTTAACTTCACCAGTCGCCGTGGTAATTGTTGTGGTAAATGATTTTGATGAAGTTGCAGTGGGATGCTTACGAATTTTTGCAGTCGCTGATTGGTTCGTTAATGAATAGACAGAATTATCAGAATTTGTCACATTATAAGTCGCTTCAAAACTGGTTCCCTTTTCAATTACAATATTAACTGCAGGTACTGTCATCGGATTGAAGTTGTTTTAAATATTTATTCCAAGTTCATTTTTTTCCAAAAATTAAATACTGAATATTTTTCTAAAACCTTTCTAGGTATATAATCCTCTGGAGAGTATGAGGTTTTTGTGATACCATTCTCTTTCACTTTATGTAAATTATTTCCGTGAATACTATCATCATAGGCAACATTATTTGCTTTTAATTGCCCTAATCTGTTAAAATTATGTTTATATGACTTTATTTTTAAAAACTTATATATTTTTTCAATAACTTCTGGAGTTTTGGATACTAAGTCATCATAAGTTAAGAAAAGAGCGTATTTTCTATTCTCTTCTTTTAATAAATTATGAACAGACCCTAAAGAATGATGTATCATTCCGTGGGATTGTATTAAATAATCGCATTTTTCTTCTATGGTTGAGTAATCGTCAAGAAAATTTCCTGGATTTTCTTGAGACCATTTAATGAACGATGCTAAAACTTCTTCTATATCTCTTAAGAGAACAATTATTTTTATTTCATTTGGAGAATATTTCTTCAGTAGGTTTAAATTATCCAAAGTTCCCCAAGGAGATCTATCTATTATAACTTTAGATTTCCAATTACTATAATAATTAGGAATTATATTCTTACAAACATTATAATGTGACTTTGGATCATAAAAATTTTTACTTCTATCCTCATTTTCGCACAAATCAACACGATAAAGCATTTCAGAAACAATACTATTTGAAGATACTGAAATTTCTTTATTTTGATTTAAAATAGAACCAAGAAGTGTATTTCCTGATCTGGGAATACCAGACAAGAAATAAAATTTTTTATCAAAAAACATAATTTATCTATTCTGTAGTTACAACTTCCCAATCATTTGTATCAAAATTCCACTGAATAATTTGACTTGAACTTAAATTCAAATTTGGTTTCTCAACAGGAGGAATCCAATTTCCAATTTCATTTAATGTCCAATTTGGTTGTGGTTTTGGTGGAAGAAATTTATTATTCTCTTCATCATAAATCCATCCAACCACAACATTTTCTACATTTTCTTCAATTTTAATCCAAGTTGTATTAATACCATATTTCTGCTTACAAATGCATTCTAGCATATTATTAATTTCAAATCCATCTGGATCTGATATTTCTTCTTCGTCAACAGAACAAACTTTGATAACTACGTTATCTTGATCTAAGTAAACTGATTTTGTCATTACACTTCCTTTTAGTTTATGCTAAATATCTGATAATAACTATACCGGGACCACCACTTCCTGGGGTTCCATAACTATATCCAGCACCACCACCACCGCCACCACTATACAAAACTGCATTAGTGTCATTAACACTTGGAGAATCATATCCTAATGGTGGATGATTAAATGTTGATGGGGGAAAAGTTGAACCAGGGGCTCCATTTGGTGCTCCAGCACCACCGCCACCATCACCTCCTCTACCGCCACCATATAGTCCACCTTGAGATGTATTGTAGTTTGATCCACCTCCACCACCAGCAAAATAACCACCAAGAGGATCTAATGTTGACTTGACTGTGGAACCAGTTGGAGTTGATGGATCACAAAATAGTGGAGCAGTAAATCCAGCAAAAGTTCTGCCAATACCGCCATCTGCTCCTCTTGATGTTGATGGTCCAGAAGTACCTGGGGCACTTCCTATACTTTGGCCCACTCCTCCCGCACCACCACCACCTGCTCCTCCCTGATCTAATGATGGACCATAACACATTCCACCATCATTACCATATCCACGAAGACCCATATAATATGTTGTTGGAAATAATCCTTGATCGTAATATGTTGGATGAACTCCTGGACTTCCTGGAACAGGGGCATCTGAACCATAAGCAGTAGGTGATGCTGGCAAAGGATTTGCTGGGGATGGTGTATATGGTGCAGGAGTTATTGGAGATGATGGATATCCTGAACCAACATATACTGATGGAGCGTCAGGTGACTTAGTAATTCTGGCACTAGTATATCCAGGATATCCTCCCGTTCCATACTGATTACCAGCTCCTCCTGAAGAACCACCGGCAGATCCTCCACCCATCCATGGTGCTGGAGCTCCAGAAGCTGGGTTATTGGGTGTGTAATTATTAGTTGCATATGCATTTCCAGCCCCGCCGCCATATGCTCTAGCGAAAGATGATGGATTTGGAAAACTTGTACCGTTTACATAAAAATCAGTTGGAGATCCCCCCAACCCAGCGTTAGTAGTTGGTCCTCCCCATCCACCTTTACCAACTGAGACTTGGTAAATACCACTTGAAAGAGTAATTGTTCCATGAAGAACACCACCTGCTCCTCCACCCCCAGCAATAGACTTTCCTCCAGCCCCACCACCACCAACCATTAATACATCAGCAGTTCCGATGCCAGATGCTACAAAAGTTCCGGGAGAAGTAAATGTATGATACTTATACCCGTTTCCTGGCTCTAGACCACTAGCAACATTTCCACCAGTTGCAGATAAAGGTATTGGTGGTGGTGGTGCATTGGTCCCACCACCACCACGCACAAAAGTATTACGGAAATACTCTAATAAGTGTCCGTCACTGCGGTTATTTTGTGTTGTATTTCTAGAACTTTTTGCACCCATTTGAACTACCTCTTATCAGATATCTGTATCACCAAGGATTTGATAGTTCACGACACTACCAATACCTGCTCCTCCAACTGCTGGTGCTGGTGCTGTAACTTCCACAACAATCTTTTCTTGATTTGCTAGAACTAATGGATAATTCATTTCAAAGAAGAAAGTTTCATTTGATGCAAGGTCTACTCTTGCAAGACGATAAATTGTTACGCCAACACCACTAACTGCCTGACTACTTGGATAAACGTAGAGTGATGAAGTGGCAGTTGTAAGTCCAGTATTATGCATCACTACACCACGAAGATAAGTGGTTGATGCAATACCAACACCACCAGCAGTTTGCGTAGTTCCTACCGTAAAAATGCCTACTGTATTAATACCAGTAACTGCCTGAATACCTAATAATTTAGTTCTTTTGAGTGACATCTTACTTCTTTTTTAGTTATTTATCCAAAAAGTGTTGCGTCAAGTTCTACAAAACTTGCTGGGATATTTAGGTTTGTAAGATTAGCCCCAGATCCAACAAAACTCGTGGCAGTTACAATACCAGATGAATTAATATTACCGGAAGTAACAGATCCAACTGTAATATTTGGTGTTCCAGAAAGTCCAGTAGCAGTTCCTGTTACATTACCAACAAAACTTGTGGCAGTTACGATGCCAGTAGAATTGATATTTGATGCATATGTTGGTCCAGAAAGTGTAGATATTCCAGAGACATTTAAATTATTAAGTTGTCCTGCTGTTGTAACAAGTGATGCAACATTATATCCGATTGACTCAATTTCATCATTTAAGTTTGCTGGATTTGAGAGAACAAATGTAGTTCCACTAATAGCAGCAAAATCAGTTGGAGATGACAATCTAACGCCATTACGATAAACTTCTAAAAATCCTACAGTGTATGATCCAGTAACTGTAAAAGTTGTTTGTCCTGCTGTTGCAGTAAAGGTTGTTCTCGTATAAACATTACCATTATTTGCATAATCTACTGGTACTGCTGGACCTAATGAAACTGCAGAGAATGTAAGACCAGCCGCTGGTGGTGTTGTAAAAGTAATATTACTTCCAGAAACTGTATAATCATCTGATGGATCTTGAACAACACCACCAAGATTAACGATTAAAGATTGTGCAGTCGCTGGAGAAATGGCAACAGAATTAGAAGTTAATGCAAAAGTTTGAGTGCTACCATTAAAACTAGCACTTATATTATCTATAATTTTAATATTAGAAGTGCTTGCTGCAGCAAAACTCTTCCATACTGTTCCATCCCATTCATAGGAAAACCCTGATGTGCTATCAGTATAAACCTGACCTATCGTAGGAGAATTAGGGAAATTAAGTGCCACTTCTCTTTACTTACTCTTTTGTTTATTTATTCAGTCACAATAATGCCACCAAAAGATAACTCCTTGGTGGCATCTGCTTTTCTTGTATATTTCTTACGTTCTTGAAATACTGTCGTCCAGCGATTAGTATCTTGATAATAAATGGTGTTTTCTTGACCTTGAATTTGTTGAGACTTTTCTATGTGGTATTTTGCCATGTTAATACCTTTTTTAAGTATTTATTGCTTGATGGTTCGGTAGTTTAGGAAGTAAGTCAAAAGAGATAATCGTTCGTTGCTTTCTTGATTGATTAGGATGAACAAAATGTAGTGTATAAGAAGGAACGATGACTAATGTTCCCTCCTTGATATTTTGTGGATATGCTAATGTTGTTGTATCACTTCTGGGATCTTGCCACGGTGCTACAAAACAAGTTGGAGTATGATATTTGGGGTCATACTCCACATAAAGAACACCAGAAAATCCCCAACTCTTATGATTGTGAACCGTCTGTTGGTCTCCTTTCTGATATCTGACTGCCCAACAATCAGTCATACTACAAGTAACTTCTGCTTCCTGACAAAACTCAAACAGTTGAGGTTTGATGAGGTCTTGGAAATAATGTATATAACTTTTGCGATTTGTTTGCCTATCAGTTTCAAAAGTTTGAAGGGTTGTTCTTACAAATTTTTGAGAATTAATTTTATTAAGAAGTGATTTTTTCTTAAAGTCCCAGTCATCAATCTGATATTGGTATGAAGGGTATTCAAAAAGTGGTGTCTTCATTCTGCTCGCCTCCAACCACGATACTGTGAATATTTTCCTTTCATTATAGCAAAAAAGTTACTTCTTGAATACCCATTTTCATCACAAAACTTTTGTAAGTTATGAATAACTATTAAATCTCCATTTGGATTAATAAACTTATATTCCTTTGCATTAGAGTTCCCAATCTTTGCTTTATGTTCTTCTGGCATTACTCTACCTCTTAAAGAACTTGGTTTTCCTTTTCTTGCTTTACTTACTTTTTCTCCGTGTCCTGGTGGTTTCTTTTTTCCTCTACCAGCCCTACTCATTTTTTCTCTGGTTTCTTGTGAATGAACCATACCACTTTTACCTTCTCCACCAGCACTCTTATTATAAAGAATACCTGTTCCTAAGTCCAGACGACCATACAAAGTAATCATATACTCTTCGTGTCTAAATGCTTCTTCCTCTGTGAGGTTGGTCTTTAACTTAATTCTTCTATCTAATGTCGGTTTATTGCAAGGTCTGCCGTGATTTTTATTGATTCTATCTCCACTACCTTTTCCAATGTAGTAAGGAGTTCCGTCTTCACGCAGGTAAGCGTAAGTGTAATACATTTCTACTCTAACTTGGTCGCAAAAGTATTTATACTGAAAAGGAGGGACTTTCACCCTCCTCCTGAAAAGTGCGACCAAATCAGGTACATTATTTATCTTGCTTTATCTCCATAGCAATGTGCTCTTTGTCCGTCTTGCAACACATAATGAAAAAATATGTTGTGATAGTAAAGTTCAGCACTCTTACCAAACAGTTTCTTACTTCTCTTTGCACCAGGCATCGCATCACGCCAGTGTGGTCATTCGCAACCTTTATAAACCATTCCATCACCTGCTTTCAAAATCACGGAACGATTCTCACCAGGAACTAGAACTTGTGTCTTTTTCTTGTCAGCATAAGTATCGGGAGTTTTAATCCAGATTGGCCATTCTTCTTCAAGATTGGTGCTGATATGAACTGTTACTGAAATCTCACAAGCATCACGGTCTGCATGACGAGTCAGTTCCTGACCCGGAAAGTAATAACGGTCATAATAATAAGTATTATAAAGTTTACGACCTAGTGCTTCTTCAAGTTTTGTACGAATACCACAGTGAATCTGACGGTATTGTGGATGCCAATAGCGAGCTAGTGAACCTTCAACCTGCATCTCTACTTCATGATGTGTGAACTGATCCATCTTTTTACCCCACCAATTCAGTTGTCCACGTTCTTGTGGAACTGGGTGGTAGAGTTCTTCAGAGTCCCAAAGGTCTTTAATCACTAGATATCCATTCTTATCAAAGGATTCATTACGAGTCCAAGCAGTTCCCGTATTCATCCTTTCCTGCATCATTAGCTGCAGTTCGCTCATTTGTTCTGCCATATCTCTACCTCACTTCCAGCGTGGGCCACATGTCCACCCAACCAAACTCTTACGGGTTCCTTTTGTAACTTTAAGAACCCTATGCATCGTCCTAGAATCAAACAGGATCACAGTACCACGCTTACGGGGAGCGATGTAACTATTACCTGCCTCATCAAGTAGTTGTAGGTTACCACCCTCATAATCATCAGGGTCAGACAGTTGAACCACGAAAGAAAGTTTACGCACAAGTTCAATATTTTCATTCAGGAAATCTTGTGCAAGACCATCTTGACGATTGCCAACACTTACAGGTTTGTATTGTGTTGCAAGTCCTGCGTCATTATGCCAACCATAGAACTGCCCTTCACTATACTTTGTGAATTGCATAGACTCTCCATCAATACAGTGGAGGTCATACAGGAAGTTCTCACGGTTTGCACGTTCAATATAATGCCATACGAATCCACCAACCCAATGTGTGGTGGGAATCCAGGCGTTTTGTGAGTTTCTTTTATCTTTGTTTAAGGCATCTCCATGAAGTCTGGAGTCTGCCATTTGCTCTTCGAACTTTTCTGAGAGGTCTCGTTCCAGAATATCTACTACGTCTTCTGGTAGATCTGAAAAATACCAAATTGATTGAAATGCCATATTTGAATAATGTATTCAGTGTTATTATATATGATGTTGGTGGGAGCGTCAAGTATAATCGTAAGTGATTAGGTAAGGTAGGGGTTTAATTTCATAATTGCGGTCAAATAACTCATTAAAAAATGGAACTTGTTCTCTAGACTTCCAACTTACAATAAAATCAACATCAACAAATCCAAACTTTATACTATGATATTTTAACTCTTTCAACTGAGGAATGATAATATCTTTTTTTTCCTCTTCAATTGTTGTAAAGATAGTTATTTCGTGCCCTTTGTCATAAAGTTCATTTACTGCTCTTAATCTGCATGGATGAAAATTAATTATATTTTCGGAAGTAACAATTGATATTGAATCTAGTTCAATTAAAATTTTGTAGTTTTCTTTTAAATTATTTTGTTTTTGATGAAACTTTATAATTGACATTATTATGCATAGTATCTAACAATTAGTACACCATTTCCACGATTACCATAAAGAGGAGATGGTAAACTAGGAGCACCATAAGAATTTGGGCTAAAACCTCCTCCTGGATAGTATGGAGAGATTGCTGGATGAAGGTATCCGGCACCTAATGGTGCCGGATTTGGACCTGTTCCATAACCCGCAGGAAGTCCCATACCAACATAAACTCTTTCAATTGCAGAATATGGTCTGTAATAAGGACTTGTTTGATTAAGATAACCAGATCCTCCACCACCTCCAGCAGAGTTGGCGCCACTAGTACTATTAGATCCTCCGCCGCCACCGCCACCATAATAACCGGCACCACCGCCGCCACCGCCATATGCCCACGAAGGTCCAATAGGAGCAGGAACAGAACTTCCATCACCACCATTCAGAGCAGTTCCAGGAATTGCAGTAGCTGGTGGTGATCCAGGTTGATTAAGTCCTGCGGAGCCTCCACCAATTTGACTTCCACCACCACCACCAGTTCCAGTTCCTGGCGAAGGTGCAGTATCTGCGGTTAAACCTCCACCATTTCCACCAATTCCACCAGAATACCTACTTCCTCCTCCACCACCAGCAATTACCAAAGCACCCGTTTGATCGACAGTGCTCACAAAAACTCCAGTGGCACCTCCGCCACCACCACCACCATAATACCCAGCAGGTGCGTAAGAACTATATCCAGACCCACCAACAAGAGTCGTTGGATTCCAACCTATCCCACCTGCACCCGGTCCAGGAGTTCCTTGAAATCCTTTTTTCCCAACAGAGTAATATAAAGTTGTTGATGTTGGAACTACAAATCTACCAATACTAAATCCACCTTGACCTCCACCATCATCACCTCCAGGTCCAGCCATTCCTCCAGCGCCAACTAAAATAAATTCAAGATCTGTATATAATCTTGTATTACTTGTAAAAGGTTCTGTGAAAGTATCAGTAGTAACTAAAGTTGCAAAAGTTCCACCTGCTGGACCTGATGGCTCAGCACTCCTACCAAATCCAAATGCTCTACCAGTAAATATAGGTGCCATATTATTATACTCCTACGCTACCTTGTCTAAATCCCCCGTTCTTGGTGGCATAAACTTTGTAACTTGTATTCGCTGTGTTTGTTCCACCAGTATAGTGAACAAAGAAAGATACAAAGTCTATATCACTAGCAGTATTTGAAAGTGTTACAGTTGTTGCTGAACCAACTAATGCTCTTGTTGAAATTCCAGCAACTGTTGCCCCATCTTCAAATCCAACAACTGTACAGTTAGTTCCAATACCAGTTCCTGCTGTGGTATTTCCAGTTCCCGCTGAGTTTTGAGTGAAGATAACTGTTATTGTTGTTCCGTTCTGAACTCCTGTATCGGCAGGCATGTTCTTGAATGAAACAATACCTACATTACCATTTGCTAGATTATGAGTATATGTCGTTGCGTTTCTGACATCTAACTCAAGAACAACTCTACCACCACCTAAATTATAAGTTGAACCAACCGCTATGGTTTCTACAACACCCTTAAACTTATTGGGTTCGGAATATTCAAAGCATCCAGTATCTCTTTCCCAAGTCCAAGTCTTATTTGTGGTGCCATAAATTACAATTCCATCTCCATCGGCAAGTGCATCAGTTGGTGATGAAGTCGATCCAATACCAATAGTTCCATCTTTTACGTCAAGAATATTGGTATTGATAATGGTTTGAGTTCCATTAACTGTAAAATTTCCAGTTACCGTTAAAGCACCACCAACCGTCGCATCATTAGTTACACTCAAAGAAGGAACAGTCGGTCCTGCTGTTCCTAACCTATTTTTGATAGTATCTACATTTAACTGCGACATCTTATGATACTTTTTAGTTATTTATGTTATTACTATCATATCCATCCACACCATCCAGTAACAATATATTTTAATCCTTTATTTGGTTGTGACCTATGAAAAGTAGTAGGTCCAGCAGGCCAAATAACACATCTACCTCTTTTTGCCTTTACTGTTGAATGATTATAAAATTCAGTTCCTGATTTAGCATTGTTGAGATAAAAAGTCCAAACTAAAATTCTTTTACAACAATCTAATCTACCATTTTCCATATGCCAGTTTTTATAACCATCTTCACTATTTTCATATTTTTGAAAATTGTATATATCTTCAACATCCCAATGAGAGACATTGGTGCTTAGAAGAGGATACTTTTTAACATATAAATTTAATTGCTTTCTGAGAGAGGTATCTATAATATTACTTATAATATCTCCATTAGAAAACTTCAAATTTTCTATTTCTCTACAACTTTTTATATTTTTATCAATTCCATAACCAGTACCTGAAAAAACTTTTCCATCAGTAATTTTTTCTGGATTTTTTTCAAATTGATTTATTAAAATATCACACTCTTCTTTTGAAAGAGCATTATCGTAACATTCAATAAAAGATTTACTAAACTTTGAGTGCATTTCACCAAACATCATATTTTGTAATATATTCTATATTGGGTAAGCAATAACCACAATACCAGATCCACCAGCACCGGATTGTCCACTACTTTGGCCGCCAGCACCACCGCCTCCGCCAGTGTTTGTCGTTCCGCTTACTCCCGGAGTCGTAGAGCTTGGAGATCCTTTTCCACCACCACCAGCACCACCAACATTGTTAACACCACTTTGATTATAATCACTAGCACCACCACCACCAGCAAACCATCTACCTGGCGTTGGTCCTGGTGTTCCATACGCTGGCGGTAAAGTTAATCCTGCGGCAACACCAACCCCACCCGCACCGACACCACCGGCAGTACCAGCACCACCGGCACCGCCACCACCACCACTAGCTGGCGTGTTTGGTCCACCAGAATTGCCTTGCGTAAATGCGTATGGATGAGTTTCTAATGGAAAATCTGAAGCTATGATTGGTGCAGGTGTTGCCGGATTTAATCCAACTGCCCCCGTGCTCCCTGCGTTCGCTGCTCCACCACCACCAGATCCACCTGTTGTTGCTGAACCACCATTATCTGAAGATCCTCCACCACCGCCATATGCTCTATATGATAAAAAAGTACTATTAGAAGCTCTAACAGAAGCGGAGTTTGGATATGTTACTGTAACTGGCTCGCCGCCGCCACCTATGGTAACAGTGTTTGACCCTGATGGTATTGATGCTGTAGGTATGAGTAAGTATCCACCGGCACCACCGCCGCCGCCAATACGACCTCCACCAGCACCACCACCACCAATTAACATAATGCTTGCATTACTTATACTTTGGCTTGAACTAAACACACCGGTTCCAGTAAAAACATGATATTTTTTTCCATCTCCTGGAGTGAGTATTGTTCCACCAGTTGCTATAATCTGTGTTGATATGTCTAAATTTACATCATATAAAGTGGCAATACCACCCAGAGAACTTTTAAAAGTATAACCACTTTGATCTGTAGCAAATCCAATATATCCTCTAAGATTTCGTGACATTTTTTATATACCTATCAACTAATATCTTCATAGGAGCAAATTATTCCTATGACATTTTCTGTGCTAGCAGTGCCTGTTAGTGAGCGATTTTCTTCCAAATAAATTGGAGTATCTTTTCCCATAATAACTACTGTGGTATCTGCTGGAACAGAAATCGTATAAGCAATTGGGACAGAAGTTCCAGCGCCTGAGGCTTGATTGTGATATTTGATTGTAATATTTCCACTAATATTGCCATTCGTATTAGATGCCATTAGTGTATTCACTTTAAGTACCTTACCGCTGGCATTAGCATTAGAAAGAAATGTTGTCACTGCAGTGGTACTCAAACCAACAACAGTGGTAATTCCAGTGACTGTAGTTATTCCAAGAAGATTTGGATTTGCCATTTTATTTTTTTATATTATTTATCCGAAAAGTTGATTATATGTATAAACCTTTGCTGCATCAAAAGCAACAATTCCCGACAAATTCGATCCATCACCTGAAAAACTTGTTGCTGTTACGATACCTGTTACGCTTGCACCAAACGGAAAATCTGGTGCTCCATCATCATCCTTATTAACAATAGTATCAACTTGTATCTTTGACATTAGATTATTGTTTTTAAGTATTTATGTCAGAGAATCTGTAGTTACATTAATGTTTAAATTTTCGTATTCTGGATATAATCCACCCAGTAAAATTTTAACTTCTTCTTCAATAAAATTTTTATATTCTTCTATGGTTTTTGATGGTTTATTTTCTCCATATGGAATAGATTCATCGTTTATTTGAAAATTGACTTCTATCTTTGTGTTTAACATGTTTTAAACTACCTTAAAAATAACTACACCGCCATTTGATTTATTTCCCGCAGATGCTGGTTTTATTCCTGGATTTGCGGGATCATCCACAGCAGTTCCTGACGATGGATCCCCTGGTGATGCATTAAAACTAGCGGTATTGGTAACTGAAGGACTGATATATGAAGAACCACCACCTCCATTAGCATAGTATCCTCCAGCACCGCCTCCTCCATAATATCCACCACCTCCGGCGCCGCCACCGTCTGTTCCACTATTTCCTCCAAGATATTTTGTACCTGGAGATCCTCCTGGTTGTCTACCTGCCCCACCGCCAGCACCACCTGCACTTTGTGTACCGCCACCACCAAATATAGCACCATCAGAAGGATAATATGCACCTCCTGGTTGACCAGCAGGATATCCACCTTGCCCATTTACAGATCCAGTATCTAAGTAAGATGATCCTCCACCTCCACCACCACCTATTAAAAGATATTGTGTTGGTGCATTATTTCTTGTAGGAAAAGGAATTAATCCATCACCAATACGCGAAGATCCGCCACCTGCGCCAGAGAAATAGGAAGAATTGCATATTCCACCGTCAGGAAAAGTGCTACTTCCATTAGCAGTAGATCCAGAAGCAGCAGATACTAAAAAAGTTAAAGAACTTCCTGCAGTTACAGTATATCTTCCCCTAACTCCACCACCGGCGGCACCTCCTCCTGGTCCAGGAGATCCTCCTGCTCTACCACCACCACCCCAAGTCCACATATCAAAGGTTATTGGATTTGATATTGGAGATACCGTTAAAACATAATAACCAGCGGTACTAAACTTTTGAGTATCTCCAGTGATAACATTTGGGTAAGAAGTTATTGCAGGATTTGCTCCAGAAGTATCATACGCATTCACTGAATATGAGAAAATTTGAGCAGCTATTGCATTTTCAGCTGAATGATATTGATTTGATTTTCCACTTATATTAAATCCAAAAAATCCAGATCCTCTTACATCTCCTTTTGTATTTTTAAATGCCATATCAAACCTCTTTATCGCCTAATACTAAAACATTAATAGAATTTGATGCAGTTCCTTCATTATAAACTTGTAGAGTATCTCCGTTGCTTCTTAATGTGATTGGATATGCAGGTTCAAAGAAGAATGTATCGTCTGTTGAAATACCAATTCTTGCAATTCTTGTTGTTGTGTTTGCAGTTCCAGCACTTCCACCGCTGTTCTGGACGACATGAATTTGAGCGTTTTGAGTTCCTGTTGAACTCAAGTTATAAAGTAGAACACTCTTAATATAAGCAGTCTGAGCGGAGCCAACCGTATAAACTGCAGCGGTGACTCCTGCTCCAATCTGTGTTGTAAACCCTAAGTTACCTCTATTAAGTGCCATCTTATTTCTGTTTTATATCTATTTAGAAGAGTGAACTGTCGCGCCAATCTGATGATACTGGAATATTAATCCCAGTCAGACCAGCACCATCACCACTAAAACTTGTAGCAGTAACAATACCTGTTACATTAACGCCATTATCAACAGCGATTGATTGACCGCCTCTAGAGGCAAGACTATCTGCGACTATCTTAGACATCAGAGACCTCCGATTTGTAGAACATCAATCACCATAGTTTTACCAAGTCCAACAGTTACTCCAACACCAGATGCGATAGTAATGTTTGGAACAACAGCAACAACATAAGAATCATAGTTTCCTGCGTTGGTATTATTAAAAGTGATACTTGAAGTTACTGTTGCGGCTGCTGCAACATAATTAAACAACCCATCAGCATCACCTGTTGGTTGACCTACACCACCACCAACGCCAGTAAGTTGAGAACCATCACCTGAAAATGAAGTTGCTGTTACTACGCCAGCAAAACTTGCTCCAGTTGATACATTAGGTCCAATAAGTTGTGCCTTTGTTTGGGACATCGTATTAGTTTTTAGTTATTTATGACAATAAAAAAGAGGGGTGAAACCCCTCTGAGTATCACTCCCCTTCGGGTGTTGGTTGTGTTTCTAATACCCACTCTCCACCTTCTTCATCCCAACGATAG